TTTAAGAGGTTGTAGTAATAGTGCAATATGACCGGGAATAACATTAGCAGCAGCAAATGTTATATCTTCACGGTTCGCATAGTAGTTTGCAACAAGTATTCTTATTGCGTGCCAGATACGACGGTCTATTTTCCCGTCTGTAACCAGCTCCGTTAACGGTCTGTTTAAGTAAGCTTCTATAGCAAGCTGAACTGGTTCAATCAGACCGCTTATATATGCGTCGTCATGATCAAAGTCAACGTTCAAATGCTGCCTCAATTCTTCTAATGTTACGTATTCATTCATCTTTGTATAGAATAAATAAAGGCAGGACATTACGCCCTGCCCCTTTGATAAACAATCAAACAAAAATATTACACAGCCTTTTTCAGAACGGCAAAGGCTTCTTTACGGGCTACAACGATATCGCATTCAGTGTTCAGAACAAAGTTTACTTTGTTCTTCTTCGCCTCTGTATATGGGTCAACAACAATGTCAATATCTCCGAACTGTCCGATAGCAGAATAAGAGAACACGCCAAAGCCAAGCGCATCAGCATCCATATAGTTAGTAACTACTACCGGATAACCGTTCATAATATTATTTTCTATAATCATGCGCGGTGAACCCGATTCAATCGGAGTCGATTTCAAAGCACCGTAAACATTCGGACTACAGATATATGCCGCCGTTCCGTCCGTAGTATCAACACCTGCGTCAAGAACTTTAGTTTCCAAAGCTACAACGTCTTTAAACTTAATACCGTTTGCCGCTGTATAAGTTGCATCCGGTGCAGCTTTCACAAATACACCGTCACTTGCATTCGCTAATTTTGTGCCGCTAAACATCCATTTATTCAACACACGCGCAACACCTAAAGACATCTGTTTCAGAACAAGATTCTGCAACGCTAAATTGGATTGAGTAATAGCGCGGCGAGATACAGGCACAGAAATAGAAATACGTTTCGGCGTTGCTGTAATCTTGCCAATATCCAGTTTTGTATCAGTAACGGATACATTTTCCCCCATGATACTAGCTTCAATTGCTGCCAATGTTGGGAATGTCAATTCACCGACACAACCGCTTTGCATTTTGATACCTAGTTTATCAATAACCAAACCTTTTTCAAGCGGTTCGATAATTTCACCAATCACAACAGGCGTTAAGTTGGCTACAGCGGAAGCGTCTGTAATCACTTCGGCGCGTTGTTCTACTTTGATGCCGTTTTCGTTTACTGCATCCCCGTATTCATCCAAAGAACGACGGTTCACAATAGCATCAACTACATTCGCAAACAATGCCGGACGATTAACAGAGACAAACGCCGGATTGCTTCTATCTAAGTTGCGCCGTTCCAATTTCATTTCAAGCAATTCCTTTTCCGTCTTCAACGCCGCAAAGGTTTCCTTCTCTTTTTCATCCAGCGAACGTTTCTCGACTTCCGCTTTATCCAACATTGAACGCATCTGTTCTTTAAGTTCTGCAACTCTTTCAAAATCTTTTCTCATAATCAAATAAATTTTCGTAAATTATTAATTTCCTGTATGTAGCTTTTATCTTCTGTTTCGCCTATAACGTCGTCAATACTACGAACTGTAACATCAGTGCCAGTATAGGCAGGGTCAGACACAGGCGAAACATCCGTTATCAGGTCTATTTTGTGAACCTTGCGAATTACAATCCCGTCTCTTTTTGAATAAGTGACATTTTTTTCATTCGCGTAAAACTCAAAGGAAGAACCGTTAATATCTCCGCGAGTTATCATCTCTATAGCGTAATCACCATCAGCAGTGTTAGGAGCTTCAAACTTATATTTCAATCCGTAGCTATCAATTTCTAAAGACAGAGAACCACTCCCGCGGGTGCATCTCGCTAACATTCGTTGCCTATTATGCTCTAAAAGAGCCTTTATATCACATGAGCGCAAAAGTTCTTCTGTGATTGCCCCGTCTTCAATGATTTCAATAAAAAAGCGTTTGTTTGCTTTATCAAAAAGCACCTTACTTTCATGGTTAAAAACTACCGCGTAGCCCTCAACCGTTCGCCCTGTTACTTTCGGTGCACCTAATTCGCTAAAACTTCGTATTTCCATTTATCAACGTTTTACATTACCCTCTTTTACTACAACTTTGGTATCTCCGTTTTTTCATATTCAGTTTCTCCCTTTATCTTAACTGAATTAATCGGGGCGACGTTGCACGATATAAACGCTACATCCCCTCCGGGTAATGGCGCATCACCTTGCATCATACGTATTTCATTAGGTGTTTTTAGCCCCGATTCTATCTGTCCTTTATAATACGCCATCTGCGTAGTTAAATCTGTCTGATAAAGAGCCGCGCGATCAAACCTTATCCGATATATA